GGAGAAGATGTAGTTATATGTTAACAGCTAAAAGATTTATTAAAGTGAGAACCCAGTTTGAAGGGTTCCACTTTTATCCAGGTGCCGGTAAGATTGATCCTCGTATCAAGTTCCTTGAAGCGGAACACCGTCATATGTTTCATGTGTCAGTTAAGATTTCTGTCACTCATGATGATCGTGAGTTAGAGTTCTTCTTAGTTAAATGGGCACTAGAAGATTTTATTAGCTTCAGTAATAATGCTCACATGTCGTGTGAGATGATCGCAGAGAAGATCATTGAGGAACACCTCATTCCTTCTTATGGTGCTGATCGTTATTATGAAGTTGTAGTATCAGAAGATGGTGAATCTGATGGTATTGTTGAGTACAATGGCGGGTCTTAATCTTATAAATAGATCTGTTATTAAAGGAGAAACAAATGAAAACATTTGATGCAATTAGATCTGGTGATACTAAAGTTAATGAAGCACAAATGCATTACAATGCTGCTCGTAAGTGGGTCTTTGATCGTTTAGAAAAGACTGATCATACACATGATCGTATGAAGAAAGACTTCCATAAGCAGTTTGGTAAGCACAACGCTAAACACTTTGATAGAGCCGTTTCTGAATATATGGACTAATTAGTTAGTCACAATTGGAGTTTATATTATGAGTACTATTGATTTTTGTCATATCAGTCCCACTGCCTACCTTGCGCCGTTCACAAGAACGAACGGAGCTCATCTTGTGTTAGCTCACCTAGTTGAGTCAGATAAGGCTTATCGTGAGTTCTATGCTAACCTCGATGATGGCAAGTTTAAGATTATGGACAACTCTGCTTTCGAGATGTATAAGCAGGGTCGTGATATGTATCCTACCGACAAGCTTATCGAGATGGGTAAGGCTTGTAAAGCTGACATGATTGTTATGTCAGACTATCCTAATCAACCATCTAATGTTACTATCGAAGCAGCAGAAGAAACTGCATACGATATTAGGCAAGCTGGCTTTCAAACATTCTTTGTACCACAATCACAGATTGGCAATCTTGACGATTATCTAACTGGTATGGAATGGGCACTTGCTAGTGACGATGTAGATCGTATTGGTCTATCAATCTTAGGTTGTCCTAATGCCTACGGTGTTGAGAAGGACAATAAACTTCAAAGATATATGTCTCGCTATGCTATCCTAAATGAGATGGCTCGTCGTGATATGCTAACAACAGATGTTCGCAATAAGTTTCACTGTCTTGGAATGGTAGATGGTCCTAATGAGATTGACCTTCTCCGTCCGTTCCATCAGTTTATTGCATCCTGGGATTCATCAGCAGCTATTTGGGCTGGTATCAATGGCATCTGTTTTGATAACTCTCCAACTGGTCTTATTGACGGTAAGTTTGAGGCAGAGGTTGATTTCGCATATAAAAAGGGATTAACTGTTGACCAAATCACAGCTATACTGTATAATATAGGCTACATTGATAATTTAGTAAAAGGTGATTAATGGAAATAAATTATAAACATAACGAAGGAACGATTATAGCTGGCATCAAAGCTTATGTTGATGCTACCTACAATCAGCACTATGCAGGTTCTTCTGGTCGTGATGTATGTGACGATTGGGAAGATATGGGTATTGCTAAAGAAGCTTATATGGCTAATATTATTAAATATGCTAAACGCTTTGGTAAGAAAGAAGGTGAGAATCCTAAAGATGTAATGAAGATCATTCACTATTGTATCTTCTTACTTAATGAATTAGATCGTGGCGATCGTACACGACCACCAGGAGAATAATATGGCAGAAGAATTAGTTGAAGTATTTGATCCGCCAGTAAGACTTGGTAAGATTATGGACTGGGTCGAGCGTGAAATGACTGAGTGGGCTGAAGAAGTAATTAGTGATTATGGTTGGGATATCAACGAGCTAACAACAGAGCAATGTGATGCTCTTGAAGCTTTTATTGACGACAATGATGGTTATGCTGACATCGCTATGATGGGTATGCGTAATGTATTAAACTTTAATCGTGATAGAATTTACGAAGAGGAATATAACAATGACAATGCTTAATATTGGTGCAGCTAGCTCAGCTGGTTCGTTTAGTGAGTTGACTAAAGTACAAGAAGGTGATGTTCAACCTAATGCAGTTGACCTTCGTGTAGGTAGCATCTTTACAATTAACGAAGAGCTCTTTACAATTGATGAAGAGCAAAAGGTTCATCGTGGCTCTACTCCATTAGAAGTAGCTGATGATGGTTATTGGTATCTTGAGAAAGGTACATATGAAGTTCTTATGGAGAATAAGATTAATGTCGCAAATGGTGAAGCTGGTTTTGTTATCACTCGTTCTACCCTTAATCGTAACGGTTGTTTTCTTACTTCAGGTCTCTATGACTCAGGCTATAATGGAGTTATGGCAGGCGTACTTCATGTCGAAGTAGGTCCTATGAAGATTAAGCCTGGCACTCGTGTTGGCCAGTATCTATCATTCAAGGCTCAGACATTACATGAGTATGATGGTGACTATGGCGATGGTAAAGAACATGATAAAAAGTATGAGGAGAAGTAATGAATATATCTGAACAAACAATCTCCGTATTGAAAAACTTTGCAAGTATTAATCCTAATCTAGTATTCAGACCAGGTAATAATGTAAAGACAATTAGTGAGGCTAAGAACATTCTAGCCTCTGTAACAATCACTGAGGACATTCCTCAAGAATTTGGTATCTATGATCTCAATGAGTTTCTATCTGTAGTTGATATGTTTGACGAACCAGTCATGCTATTCGATGATTCAGGTAAGAAAGCTAAGATTGCTGATGCAAGAGCGAAACAAAGTGTAAACTACTTTTTCTCTGATCAGTCTATTCTTACATACCCTCAGAAAGATGTAACGATGCCTAATGCTGATGTTAAGTTTACTCTCTTCACAGAAGATATGGCTAGACTTAAACGAGCAGCAGCGACACTTGGTGTATCTGATGTTGTTGTATCAAATGAATCTGGTAAGATGATTATCAAGATTACTGACAACGATGATGCGACCAGTAATAGTTATGAGCTGACAGTTGATACTGTTGAGAATGTGAACGGTACATTCACTGCTGTATTCAACATTAACAACTTTAAGTTTGTAGCTGGCGAGTATGATGTATCGCTCTCATCTAAGGGTTTATCACATTTCGTCAATAAGACTATTCCAGTAGAGTACTGGGTAGCACTTGAAAAAACATCTAAATTTGCAAATTAGGAGTAGATAATGACTGAAGAAGTTCAAACACAGGAAGCAGAAGCAGCACCAGAATTAAAGATTGGTGATCTAGCTTATGTTGTTCAAATCATTGATGTGTGTTCAAAGCGTGGTGCTTTTGAAGGCTCAGAAATGGAAGCAGTTGGTGGTGTTCGTGGCCGCCTTGCAGCATTCGTAAAAGCTCACACACCTCCACCAGAGGAAGGTGAGGAAGCGGCAGAAGATGCACCAGCAGCGGAGGAAGCAAATGGCTAATTTTATTAATCCAGATGATAAGCAGAAGATCCAAAACATTCTTACTGAGATCTCTAACTCTATGACTCGTTCGGAGGCAGAGGCTGATTACATTAAAGAATGTCTGCTTCGTATGGAAGATGAATTCGGCCTTCCAAAGAAGTATATGCGCAAAGTAGCTCGTATCTTCCACAAACAAAATATCTCAGAAGAGCAAGCCAACTTTGAAGAGGTATCCGATATCTACGAGTCAATCGTAGGTTAATCAC